TGGTGTGAACACTATTAGATGTTTTAATGTCTAGAATCCATAATTCATTTCTCATTCTAACAACTAAATCACAAGTACCAGCTATCTTATGAGTATCTGAGAATAAATGAATTTCACTTTCTATTAATGTTGGTTTATGAGTAATCCAAAAATCATGAAATTTTAAAATCATTTTCCAAACATCTAATGAGTATTTTGAATATCCTTCATCATTTATTAATTGAATTTTTTCTCCTTGAAGATATCTTTCAATAGCATCGTGAACTTGTGTACCCTCATCAGCTGCTTTTCTAGCTATAATATCCGCGTTATGGCCTACATCTTTTAACCAATTTTCAAAAAATTTACCTTTAGGCATATATTGTAAAATACTAGTTACAGATGGATAATATTTTCCATTTCTATAATAATATCTGTTATCTAATATATTTACTCTTTTTGATTCAGTATCTATTTCAACTAAACGTTTAATACTTTTTTTATGAACATTTACGTTTTTTTCTATCATATTATTTGGAGTTTTTTCTCGAGTAGATTCGAGAATGTTAAAGGCAAGGTGTTTTGAACAAGACCCGTGAATTTTTCAAATCCCATATCACTTGGATCTTTATCGTCAATGTCTACTAAATAAACCTCTTTACCTTCATTCATTAATGTTTCACAGAAATTCAATGCTTGTTTAATAGCATCTTTATCTAATGCAATATATATTTTTTGGACAGTTGAATTAATAAGTTTTTTCATGAGACTTTTCTGGATGGTTTTACCTAATAATGGGATTGAATTACGTTTAATAGCAATTGCATCAAACATACCTTCACATAAAATAATTGGCACATTCCAGTTAATAAAGTGCTCTAAACCAATGATATCTCTAGTTACGTCAGGATTTTTATATTTAATAGGTGAGTTTTTATCAAAGTTTCTTGCGGTAAAATAATTTAAATTTCCATTCATATCATATGAAGGAATAATTATCATATTAGTAAACTTACCAAACTCACAATATCCTATATTATATTTAATTATATCTTCTTTAGTTATACCTCTATTTTTTAAATAATTTAAAGCATGTTTAGCAGTTAAACTATTAATAGGTGGGTTAACAAGTGAAATAAACTCTTTAGGTAATATTGCTTTCTTGTTATCAACAATTTCAATATGCTTAGCATCTGTTTTTATAAGCAGTTTTAACTGGCTTATCTTGTCAGAATCCGCATCTATTTTCTTAAATAAAGAAGTTAATTTTTTACCCTTAAAACCACAAACCCAACATTGATATGACTGGAAATGAGGTGATGATTCCTCTAAATTAATTTCTAGTTTTAATTTATGATGTTTGCATTCTGGGCAATGATATGCTCTGTTACCTTTAGATGTGGATTTACCTTTACCTAAGACAGAATCCATTAAGAATACTAAAGCATTATTAGTCATAACTAAATTATACGAAAAAATTTTGAGTAAGCCAAACTAGCCTACAAAATCCTTAGTGAAGAATTTACCTAATATATTATCGTTAAAATAATTATCGGGTTTTTCTAATACATCAAATGTGAATAACATTTTACATTCGAGGTATGTTAATTGTTTTTTATTGAAAGCTAATACTAGTATTTCACGTTCAAATTCGTCTTGTTTACCTGCTTTAATTAAATCAAGAATAGGTTTAGCGGAACCATAATATGTTTTCCAATCTGATTCTTTTTGGACTACTCTAGTAGATGATTTACGACCTGGTCCTGATTGCTCAGCTAACTCTTTTTTAGTAAGTTTTTTCTTTATATTGTGATATAAAGATTTTTTACCTATATATGATTTACCTGATGGTTTATGATTTACTATGTAAATAAAACCAAATGTATTTTTAGGAAAATCTTCTATACTGTTTATAACTTGATTTTGGTATAACCACATTTATCTATCTATATTAATTAATATTGTTGTATCTGTTGTAGGTGAACTAGGTAATGGTTGAGATAATTTACCTATTGCTAATAAATTTTGTTGTTCATCATATAAACCAATAGTTGTTATATATGGTGAAAAATAGTCTTGGTTAACATAACCATATGGGATTCCAGGATTAATAGTGACTTCTGTGCTACTTGATATACTAATATCACATGGAGAACCACCCGCGTTAGTATTTGTGAATGAGGAACTAGTACTTGTAAATGTACTTGGATTTAAAGTATAATTATATTCATTTTCTCTAATAGTACATTTATATTGAGTTTCATAAATTGTATATGAGCTAGAGAATGAAGCTGTAAAATTAGAAGCCGATGTGAAAGCAGTTAATAGTCCACTCCAATCAAGGTATGTTCCATAAATGTATGTTGGAGTAGGATTACCATAAATTGATACAGCGTAAGGAGAAAATATGATTTGTCCATTATTAACTGCGTTCATATAATCATAAATGCTTCTATTTCCTGTTAAAGTAACTATACCATGAGGATAAACAACATTTCCTACTATAGCAGAACTTGTACCATAAAAAGTATTAAGCATTCTTAAATTACCTTCTCCATCATCATAAAATTCAAAAGTAGTTGAATTAAAAGGAAATTTTATACGAAGAGAATTTGGTTGAATATAATCTCCAAATAATGTGTTAGGTATAGTTAAAATTCCTATACGATCATTAGATGCTGTAGGAAAGAATCTAGGATATGATAAAGTAGTTTGTAAATAATTATAATAATGAGCTTGACTACTAACTGATCCTATATATCTATCTCCATCTGAGTCAGCTCCTGGAATTAAAATTTGAGGGTTATCTGGGTCTCCGTAATCACATTGAGTGTAGTTTGAATAGTAAAGTTCTTGAATAGAATTGTAAACTAATCTTTGGTATTGGTAATTTCCTGTAACTGTGTTGTTTCTACCCCCTTCAAAATAAAAAGTACTACTACCAGATATATAATAATAAAAATTATTTATATACTCTCTAGTTTTAGAAGAAAAAATAATATTATTTGTAGATGGGACAGCGGCTATATTATTTAAATTAAAATATAATGAGGAACTATTATTTATATGGTTAGATATATTTGTAACAGTAGTAGCAGTAGTACTACCTGTAGGAACATATATAATATTACCTTGATTAAGTCCTCCTAAACTTCCTGTTAATGTTATAGTTGTACCATTTAAAATAAATGAACTTGAACCTATAGTAGATGCTTGGGTATAAAATGGAGTTATAGTTAAACTAGCTGTGGCGAATGCTCCTAAACCAGTAATAGCATAATCTCCAGTTATAGGATCTACATTTGGATTAAAATCAAAATAATCAATATTTCTACCTAAAAGTCTAGTTATCCCTACTCCTGGGTATGAACCACCGAAATAATTAGGCCCAGGAACTGTAGCTTTGCCTCCACCTGGTAATTCTATTGTACTAGAAGTAGCGGTGTAATTAAAAGTAAAATTTTTATGTACCTCTAAAGGAGCTACAATTATATCTGATGTTAAAAATTGCTTGTAAGCACCCATTCATTTTAGAAATCTAATTTAACCCTTACTAATGCTTCTTTTGTAAAATCTTTTAATAATGGTCTAGATAATTTAGCTACAGCTAATAATTCATTATTATCATTATATAGTCCTATTGTGGTAGGGAATGTTTGAGGATTATTAATAAAGTTATTAAATACTACTTCACCGGTACTTCCTGAGATAAAACTTGGATTTTCTGAGTAGTTGAATTCAGCGTTTCTTGCTCTTACAAATATATAATCTGCTGAAATTGTTTCTTGGCTATTAGCAGTAAATGTGGCTCCTTTATTTAAAGCATTAAGTAAAGCTCTATTATTTAATCCATCTGAGCCGCTTGGTCTATTAGCTGCTAATCCAATTGATTCACTAGTGGCTAATGGATTAATTAAAATAGTTCCAATATCAGGTAAAAACCAACCATAAGAACCTTGATTAGCACTATATCCATAAGAATTAACCCCAGTATAAACACTACCAGCAGAACCACTAACTAATTGATATACTCTTCCAGCGTCATTAAAAACAACGGTAGTAGATGCATTACTATCATCTGTTAATGATATAATTCCAGCTGAACTTGATAATTTTAAGGTCATAGTTCCTGGTAGAAGAGATTGTTTGTATCGATTTCTATCAACAGATATAGCCCAAAAATAGGATGAGGTAATTCCACCAAAAGTAAAATTAGAATATTCATCTCCTAAAACTAAATTTCTATATTGACCATAAATAGTTCTTGAATATGATATATAAGGTACAGATTCATTATAATATTGACTTCCACTTCCTTGTAAATCTCCGTAAGTTATAGCGAATTGAATTTCAGCATTCGCGTCAGTAGAAGCAGTTTGATAAATATTTAAATAAAAATTACCAGATGAACCTGCTTCTTGCACTGAAGAAGAGTAAAACACGGTCAATGTTGGATTATTATTTGACCATAAAGGAGCGGTTACTGAGTCTGAGCTTATTACAAAGTCTTCAGGGGCTAAGCGATTAAATGCCATATTTTATATATGTTTAAATTTTATGATATTTTAGTTACAGTTATAGGAATTGTTAGGCGAGCTCCGCTGTCTCTACCTTCTACAGTTAGAGTTGCTTGTAATTGAGTATTAGAGCCAAATAATGTATTAACAGTAGTCGCTCTAATATTAATAGTGGTACCTACAACTGTTTTAGAAACATTAGTTCCTAAAGTAGTAGTTGTATTTAAAGCTTGGGCTGAAGGTGTATTTATACCTACTCCTTCAAATGTACTCATTAAACGAACATCTGAAATTGTAGCTGTGTATCCTGAGGATTCGAATGTGTTTCCACCAAAATAATTTAATGTTTGGGGGGTGATGGCCAATGAAGCTCCTTGTTTAATTACAATAGAAGTATAACCTAAATCAAGAATTGGTAATTTAGCTGTACCTCTTGGAAGAGTAGTTAACTTATACTTCATAATCTGAGTTTCCTCAGGGAATGCTTCTAACAAAGGCATATTTAAAATTGCTTCACCATAATAAGCTGAACCTGAAGGGTGGTCAGGATTATATAAAGTATAATCAATTTCATCATCTGCTAAAGCGAATTGAGTAATTCTAAAAGAGCCATCATTTTTAGCCAATAATTGTCTTCCTTTAGTAGTTAAAATCGCGTCAACTGTAACAACGCTATTATTTAAATATCCCATTTGTTATATATTTTTATTATAAATATTATTAGATTACAGATTTATTAATTAAATCTTGAATTATATTAGATATATTATTTTTTATAGTTTCAG